GTGAAGCACCGCCTGACTGAGCACGAGTGATGTCGTCCTGTGTGATTTTATTTCCTTTGGCGAGTCCAATAGAGAGGTCTTTGATAGAACCACCACTACTGAGGTTTTGTGGTGCAAGCGCGATAGACAAATCTTTGAGACTTCCTGCAGGTGCATCAGTAGAGGCACCAAGAACCTGCCCTTTCGGTGTACTCTTTATCTGTCCTGATGCAACACTCTTATTCAAAGAAGTCTGAATAGCCTCGGCTTTCTTTTTGATTCCTGAGAGTGTGGACTGTTGTTGTGGTGAGAGTGCCATACCTAGAAATACTCAGTAATTATAATTACACCAGTTCCACCGTTCAATCCATCTCCATAGCTTATGTTATCTACTCCTCCTGCACCACCGTATCCGTACCCGTATGGAGTAGATTCAGATCCATTGTTAGCAGAATACTGAATAGAACCCCCACCTAGAATACTCGAACCACCAAATGGATTCCCATATCCAGTCTTCCCTCCCACTTCACTACCAGAACCAGAGCCACCTGAAATATTTATTTGCGCCCCTGTAGTAACTCCTCCAATGCCACCGATTTCACCTAATATTGAAGCGGCTGAACCTCCGTTTGCAAGTATTATATTTGATGCAGAACGGATGAACTTAGATGGGTTTCCTTTTGTACCCCCGGTAGGGGTATCTGCAGACGCTCCACCTGCGCCACCGGCGCCAACAACAAGTGTTACTGATGTTGTACCCAACTGTTCTTTTGTATAAATACTCTTCCCATATCCACCAGCACCCCCAGAGTTTCCACAACATGCTGTACCGTCTGTGTCATATCCTGCACCACCACTTCCACCCCCAACCACCTCTACCTGAAGCCATCTGAGGTTAGATGGTACTGAATACGTAGATGTCCCTGCTGTTGAGTAGATTGTCGTGGATGGTGCTGTACCAAAACCTACAAGACCGCCTGTAGATGTCGTTGTAGCTATAAATGTCGTCGTACCCACAAATGTTGTTGGTACATACACACTACTATCAATCAAATTCTGGTCAAAGAACATCGTAGTTGCAGAGACAGCCTTGCCGAGTATCTGTGAAGTTGTTGCTGTAGTAGTTGCACCTGCGGTTCCTGAAAGGAAAATAAAGTTACCTCCTGTCATTCCTTTCTGTGTACTATCAAGTCCATAGGTAAGTACACCACCTGAGATAGTATTTCCTGATGTGCCAGCTCCTTGTGCGATTCCTAGTGTCTGGTCTACATAAGTACTTGTATCGTCATTATCTGCCTTATACCATCGAGAGTCTGATGCTTTGAGGTATACAATTGTTCCCGTTGCAAGAGTCTCTCCTGCGGTTCCATTCACTATAGTCTTATTATACGAAAGTGTTGATGTTCCTGTTACTACTGAAGTTAAATATTCAACGTCTACCAACTCACTCCCCCCTGTTGGAGTCACGCCACTTGCATATGAGAGCACACCCTCATACGTTCCAGAGCCACTCGCCTGTGACTTGAGTCGTTGAATGAGTGGAAAGTCGGTAATCTTCACCGAAGCCCCACGACGGTGTGAGAACTTGAGTGCCGTTGTCTCCGTCACCCCATCCGCAGGTGAAAGCCCCCGTTCCAGTCCTGTTATAGAGGTACTCGATGCTGTACCACAAACAAATTCTGCCTGTGCAGAGCCTTCGTCAATAGCAAAGCACTGATAGCCTGAGAGTGTCGTACCACCACGTACTGATACAGACGAAAGCAACATCGTAGTTGCGCTGTTTGTAATAGGTGAAGCGAGCGATGTCTCAAAAGTTGCTGTACCTGATGGGAGTGCGACACCAAGTGGCTCTACAGGCACAATAGGTGCGGGTTCTGGTGCGAATACTCCTGTGAAGAATAAAACGGGAATAGCGACGAGTGCTACTATTTTCGATAAAAGTGTACTAATCATGGTGAAATTATATATAAAGTGAATATGTATGTGGCGTTATCTTGTTCGATTCGGTAGGTTCTTTCGGCCTTTGTCCCGTAAATCCTTCCACACAAAACTATTTACCTGAGCATGTCCGACTCCAAGTGCTTCAAGTTTCACACGTACTGAAACAAAGCGATCTGAATTGATATGAAAATCAACCTCAAATGGTGATGCCGTAGCAGAACCTCCACCACCAATAACCTTAGAGCCAATAGTCTGAGAGCCTATTACTGTCTCAATACCACTATCCACGTAGGTACCATCTCCTTCAATCGTAAATACTTCAGTAAATACACCACCATCATACGAGAGTGATACCTTAATGCTTTGGTCTTGTTGAATCAATCCATCCACCACCATGCGCCTACAGTTCTTGAGATTATCAGTACCGAGATTAAGGTCACTTGATGTCCAGTAATTCGCAATAATATCCCCATCATCATCAAAGCCTGAAAATAGTGTATAGAGATTATTCGATACCGAGTCTCCTGCAATGAGTGTGCCATTAAACTCGTCAAGGCATGATGCGTAGTAGTCAAGCACATCCCATGCGTTTGATACGACGTTATGTACAAACATAATCCCATTGTGCGTATTGGCTACACCTGCAACTACCTCCTGAGCACAGAAAATCTCATAGTCTCCCCACCTGAAAGCAACACACTTATCGAAGGCATATCCTGAAAGGTCGAGGTCATCTGAAATAGATATAGGCTCAATCGTTTGAATGTTGGTACCCTGCAACACCTGCATCTTGCGGAACTTCGGGTCAGTAGGTCGAGAAAGGTCGGCCATGATAATACCCTCAGGAGTCTGAAACGCCGCGCGCGGATAAGGTATACCGATATTACGATATGGAAGGTTAGTTGTTGTTGTGTCATCAAGGGATGTCGTGAGTTGCCATGTCTTTAGTTGATGAATACAGTACTCGATTGTATTGATATTGAAAATCGCCATCAAGTTACCCCCACCATCATCTTGACGGAAAGATTTACCTTGTCCGTTTCCATTTCCGGTAAAGTCAAGAATCCCCGTTGATGTTGCCGTTTCGTGGTAGTACGATACAGTCACCGCACCCACGGTTGAATGGTTGAACGTAATCGAATATGCACCTGTAGCGTAATTGATAGTTCCCGTACTCCCTGCATCACCTACAAGATTTCCGTTCCTGTCATCCACAAGAGTCTCTCCACCTGCTTCTGCAAACGAGGTGTACATGACTGTCTTCGGTGCTCCTGCCGCCGCTAGCGTTCCTGAGTATGCGGTACTCCCCGAAGCACCCACGGCTTCTCCTGTTACCTGCGTAAAGTCTGAGAGTTGGTCTTTGTCAATATATGAAAGATAGAGTCCTGTCTTATCGTTATTTCCTGCTACCGTACCGTTACGTTGTCCCGCAAAAGAACGGTTCTGCCCTACATGGAATACTCCCCATCGGTAGTTATTCACACTCTGGTCTACCGCACTCCCTGGATTCGCTGTAGGTACCTTATACACACCTGAATTAGAGGAGCCAAGGTACACAAAAGACCCCGAAAGCCCCTGATACGCCTTCATCCACACATCTTCTCCATCTGCCGCGATAGGAAGTAAGTCACTACCCACCTCGATAGTATCATCGGTGACTACATCGTAGTACTTCACCTTGCGTCCATAACTAAAAAAAGGAACCGAAACGCCATCATAGCGCAATCCTATTCCAAGTCCCGTCACCTTACCGAGTCCCGTCACTTCTGTAGCCCCAATTCGCGCATACCCTCTGCGGAGTTCAATAGAGTCATTGAATCGTGAGGTAATCCAGTTACGAGATGCAGGAGAATACCCCGCTTTCAAGGTTTTTGTGTCCTTGACTGAGGTTTGAAGTCCAAAGAATTTATCTAGTTTAAAATCTTCCATTATTCATATCTATTTACAACACCCAAGCGTTGTGTACCTCCCATGTATTCTGTTGGATCGTTACTCTGCAACGATGCAAGTTGTTTCTCATTGTCCCAATTTACTAAAGCATCTTTGAGCACACGCATAGTCTCCCTATTCTCAGGAAGCATTTCACGGTTTATCGAATCATAATCTACAGCACCCTTATACACTTGAATCGCATAGTACCCAAGGAGAGCAAGAAAGCGTGATGGGAAGTTCGTCCATACAGGGCTAGTACTCGTTAAGTCTATTGCGGGTGATGTTGATACGTAGGGAATGTGGAGAGTACCACTGTACGGGAGTGTCCCATTGAGATACAGCATCTTTGTATTCTCATCAAATACACATGTCCCCGATACGTCTTTGTACTCAAGTCTCTGGTCGAATGTCTTTAGGTAGATGTAGTGGATTGCGTTCGCATTATCAAAAAGACGTAACACCACACCATCTTGATTCACATAGAATCGTGAAAAGTCGGTAATAGTAGAAAGGTCAATAGCAGTCTGCCATGTGTTTGCCGTAGTAACTGTCTTTGAACTGTCCGTCTTCCTCAGCACCATCCACGGTCTCTCCTCTTCAAGAATAGTGCGCGCATTATCTACAAGCACATCTAGAAGTGTCGGGTCGATAGATGCTTCGCCGTTGAGTGAAGTAACGAAGGTTACGAGTTCGGTTCCTGAACTTATCATATTGAAAGTTTACTTAAGTCGAGTGGTGCTGGTTCTTCTTTCTCTTCCTTTTCAGATTCCTCCTTCATGTTCGGTGTACTTGTCGGAGTGAGAGAAATACCAAACGTAGTTCCACGAATGAGTGTCGCAATCTCTTTCGGTACTGTTTTTAGTACCGTTGTATCGAGCGCGTCAAGCGTTTCGAGTAGTTCCCCACGCAATGTAGTGAGGTTTGTGTCTTGTGCGTCAATTGCTTCGAGTACAGGGGTTAAATCCGTAGGCTCTGTTACCTCTTTCTCATTTACTGCGCTTAGAATCGATTGTAGAGCGTCATATAATGGCTTAAAATCAACCTTTTCTGGTTTCTCTGGTTTGAGTGCGATTTTGAGTGATTCTATAGCAGAAAGCACAGAATCAAACTTTACCTCCTGTGCTTTTGGAATTTCAGGAAACTCTATCTTCTCTGGTTTTGGTATATTCGCAATTTCCTCTTGTATAATACGGCGTACTGTACGCGCATCTACACCAGAACCACCACCCTTACCGTGTGAACTATTTTCTTCGATAAGGTATGTATTTTCCTCATCACCATAGTTCTCACTCTTTGTTGTGTACCCCGCATCCGTGTACACAGAGGTTACAATCGAAATATCGCGTCCCAGTCCTAACGGGTCTGGTGCCACAAGCCAATTCTTTGTGAAGCGTTGCCCTCCCTTGTCCGCAAGGTCAAGCGTGTCTAGGATTGCATCAGTGTATGAGTCTCGTATAACAGCGCGCACATAGTACGTAGCCGTGTCAAGGTGATTGGCTATCTGGCGTACAATGGTGAAATTTCTTTGTGGGCGAATTATCATTTTTAGTAGTTATAGGTCACAAGTGCTTTGCATGTGTGTGTGCCGTCTGTTGTCTCTGTTGCTGTCACTTTCATCCACCTGAACGCATCTTGTGACAAGTCCATAGAGTAGTGTTTTGATGTGTTCGACGCGAGAGATACTGCAGCGACTCTTGTGAGAGTCTGAGCATTTGTATTCACCACATTGTCTATGAGCTTGTTGAACGTAACATACGTTACACCATCGACTGATACAGCCACAGCGAAAGATGTTGAGCCTGAACCGTGGTTTGTTCGTGTAAATTCAAGTGTCACCTTCTCTGCATTCTCAATATTGACTGGTTCCGACTCTGTTGTAGCCGTTACCGCGTCAAGTACTTTGTATAATGTTGGTGTTTTCATGTTTATATTTTAATTGTAACCTCCCTAGCCCTGCCTTCAAAAATGAAGGCAGAGTAGAGAGACTAGTTACAGCTTGATGTGCTTGTTGCTAGGTTCCCTGTTGCGCTTGCATACCAGTATACGGTTGTACCGTTACTTTGTATCATCGTGAGACATGCCTTTCCGAGTGAAGTGCTCGTAGTAGCATTACCGTTTGATACAACAAGTGCTGGGAAGTTACCAGATACTTGATTATACACGCCTGCTAGGTTTTGACTTTGGTACGCACCCGCAAGTAATAGACCAACTACTATACCTGCAATGGCGATTCCTATTGTTTCAAGAATTTTCATAGTAGTTACTAGTTAGTCTTTACTTACTAAGTGTTGCTGCTGAGGTAAAGGAATCTGAACGTACAGAGAGTTGTACAATCTGTGGAGCCTGGTCGGTGAAGACCTTGATTCCGTAAACTGTCCATGCAATGTAGTCTTCTCCAATACGTGCCTGTGGTGATGGTCGATTCGTAAGGCTTGGCTCCTTCTGTACCACGAGTGAACATGACTTAGAAAGAGAGAAGATTGGGTGAATACACTCTTTCCCTGCTGTCCACACATCTCCTGCTGGAGTAAGTGTCTCCGATACTTCTACAGTTCCCCATCCTGATGCCACGAGGGTCAAAAGGTTGGTACCAGTAGCGTATGATGCAGTGATGTTCTTGAGCAAACGTCGGTTTGCTACTGATACATCAATGTATTCATCTGAACCTGCTGTACCTGTACCGTTGATGAGAAGCACAAGGTTCGCTGCTGCATCGTCTACAGCCGCTTCGATTGAGAAATCACCAGCGTTTGTTGCTGAGTTATCTGCTGCTGCGGTAAGTACTACACCATTGATGGTGATGGTATCACCTGCGGTTGGGATGGTTGGCAATTCGAGTGTTGCAGTCCATGAGAGTGCGTTTGAAACAAAGAGTTCAAAGCCCATGAAGTAACCTGAGTAACCGTTTCGAGATACTTGGTCTCCGAGGAGAGTATCTTTTCCACCGAGGTACAGTTCAATGTACGAAAGAATCTCTGGTGAGATAGTCGCCACTGGCATACCTTCTGGTACTTCCAACTTCATTCCACCTTGGAAACGCTTGTTGTATACAACGTTCTTGAGGCGAAGTTTTTGCATCGCAGTAGTGAAGATTGTCGCTACATTAGATGCAGTTACAGTCACACCGTTGCCTGCTGTACCGGCAAAAGAACCATCGTCGAGTGTTGTTCCTGCTCCCTGATATACAGCGAGAAGTACGTCACCGTCAATCTGATTGATAAGCGCGTTCGCAAGTTTACGTCCGTACTTTACTTTCACTGGAAGGTGAGCCTGGAGAAGGTCAAGGTCTTTAACGTAAATACTTGCCTCCTTTTCCTTGTTGATAACAAGAGTCTCCTGTGTGTCGGTGATTGCTTGTACTGCGTAACTTCCATCTGCACCCATATCGTTCACTTGAACGTCTGATGCGTATGAGCGTGCTACGGTTTGTCCTTTGGTCAAAGATGATTCAAGGCTTGTGTCTGCGAGAATTTGGTACACAGGCTCACGGAAGTGAGACATCTGGTATTCTGCGTTGAACACGGTCTTGAAAGTCATCGTGTTTGGATTTGCTGCCATTTTTTTTTGGTGTTTAGTCCAAAGGTCTATACGAGGATTTTCTTTCCGTTGGCATCTACTGATAGTCCTTCTGCTCTATCCATCATCTTGCGATAACTTTCTTCCCATACTTCGCGTTCCTTGAGCGACATCTTAGAATAATCTGCATTAGGGTTAAATTCTGTCGAGATTTCTTCCTGTGCGTCGGTTCTTCCTTTTCGCTCTAGTCCTGCTTTTTTAGGAGAGATAAGTGCAGAAAGCGTCTCTTTGTTTTTCCATGCAATGTAGTCGAGGTCTTTGTCGTGGTACTCCTTTGTATGGGAGAGCCGTTCAATTTCCTTTCGTACACCTTGCATTTCTTCCTCAGATGCTTTCGGTAGTATTTCCTTGAGTTTTGGTAACGATGATTGATACTCGTCTTCAAACATCTGCTTCTCCATTACTTCCTGATTCTGTGCCTGCCATGCTTCAAACTTTGCGAGCTTTTCTGCAAGTGCAGGGTCGGATTGCGGTTGTGCATCTTTGAGGAAAAGTTCCTTCATCTTTCTGATTGCTTGTGGGTCTGCGCCAATTTCTTGTGCAAAACTCTCAAGGTCATCTGATGCAAATTGCTTTTCTTCGGGAGTAACAGCGTTCTCACGTGCCTCAAGTTTTGACTTGAGTTCGTCTCTTTCATGTTCCGCTTGCTCACGGAGCGTTCTCTCTGATTTCAATTCGGATTTCTTATCCTTCAAGTCATCGTAGATTGATCGCTTGCGTTCTACCTTTGGTTCTTCTATTAAAGGTTCTACGGGTTCCGTTGGCTCGTCCACTTTCGGTTCAGTCGGTTCTTGTGGTACCTCGGGTTCCTCGGTTTTAAGTTCTGGGAGGTCTACGCCTGCTTCGGCATAAGCCTTCATCGCTTCTTCTTCTGCTGTCATATATTTTTATGGCCTCACTCTCTGAGGGATAGGTTTTAACGTCCTATAACGGTGAGGATATAAAGCCGTTCCTCTACGGGAAAGAACGTGGTGTTCTTTATGGGAGGCTCGAAAGCCCCCTAAAATTACGCCACTACTCCGTCAAACTTTGTCGCAAACTCCTTCGCGAGTTCTGCAAAGTTCTCACCATGTACCTTCTCAGAATATACACGTGAACCACCACGCCATGTAACAGTGACTTCTGTTGCTTTTGGCTTACTGGTAACTTCTGCTTTCACTTCTTGAGTGACTTCTGTTGCTCTTGTTTTTCCCATGTTGAAATAATATAAAACTAATATAGATTTGTGGCGTTTACCGCATGTTTAATCTCCCGCAATACTGAATCAAGCGATGTTTTTGCATCCTTATCAGTAAGACTGAGAATAAATAAACACGCATCCTGCTTCGCCCATAGTGTCTCGCGCTGTTGCTCCGTAAGATTGCGATTCGTCGCGAGTTGCATCGCATGGTCGCGGTATGCCCCTCGCACCATCTTGTTCAATTCTCCCGTGATACCATGCTCACGCCATGCCATGTAGGCATTATTCTTCCGCAGTTCTGATTCCCACTCCTGTATCTTGCGTTGATTCTCCACAAGAGTTTCCTCATCCACATCTGAGAGGAATATATCTTTTACTTTATCGAGTTCGCTCATACGGCTTGTTCCGCTACGCTCATAGCACGTGACATACCTCCACTCATCCCCGGATTAGCCGATTCTGGTTGTGCTAGTGCCCCTGATGGATTAGTAAGCGGTGTCTCTCCTGTGGCCCCCTGCCCCTGTTGTGTCCCTTGCTCCATTACTTTCTTCTCAATGTTCTGCTGTGCAATCTCATAGTGTGCGTTTGCGTAGTTCACAAGTGCCTCATAGTAAGCACCGAGAGTAGCCCGTCTATCACTTGCATAGTCAAGAATCTTCTGAATGAAAGCAATGTTCGCTCCATACCATAGGTCTACCTTCTCATCACGAATGATATGCTCAATAGCAACCTCTGCACGCTTGACTGCCTTCCTATCTGAGTACGTCTGAACATCCATAAACTCTGAAATCTCCTCATCGGTGTAATCACCCACAGAGCGTAATATTTCCTCATCGCGCTTCTTTCCATTGATGTTGGGGCTTTGTAGCACGAGGGTGAGTGCTTCTGCTCGACGCTTTGCTTTCGCTGCGTTATCGAGTGTCTCTTGGTCACGTGTCACTACCAGAACGTCAACAGGCTTCGTAGTACTGAGGTCAAGGCGTGTAATCTCATCCCAATCCCATCCACCCTTGCCCATAAGACGCACCGCCATCTTTGCGGGCATGTGGTCTTTGAGTCCGTATACAAAACGATTACCGAGGTCACTCATCATGTCTTGGAATGACTGAGAACCCCATCCAATGCGCTTTGATACTGAGCGTTGTTCTGCAAAAGTAACTGATGCTTTCTTTGATACCTCCTGTACTCCACCCATAGCGAGGTCGGTAGCACCTGTATTGCGTCCGAGTGAGCCTGTAATCCAGTCAATAAGGTTTACCGTCCCTCCAAGTTCTCCTACTTTAAATTCATAGATACCCTCTGAGATACGTCGTGTGCCTCCCTTGGTATCCGCAGGTACAAGCGCGTCTGGTCGGTGCATAGACTCGTCAAGTTTGCGCACATCGGCGAACATATCCTTATCATACGCGCGTGCGCCGAAGTTGCGCTTTTCGCGGTTGGTAAGTTCCTGATTAAACATCGCAACGATAGCGTCCGAAGCAGAATAAAGGTCATCTCCGTAACTCTTGGAGAGAAAGTTCTCATCGTCTTCATGGGTTGCATACGTAGTCCATGGGTATAGGTCTGAGGAGCAGGTGTCTTTCCACTTCTCAAAGCGTAGCCATGTCTTACTCCATGGATGGAATACAAGGTAGTACCGAGTACCATCAATCTCTACAATATGGCTCGCAAGTTTATACACCGCCTGCCCTACATACGAATGATTATCGGGGTCTAGGCCGAGTGGTTTAAAGCGCGAGAGTCTTTGCGATAGTTCGTTATTCTCAAACGGTAAGTAATCTCTATCGGCGCACTGTGTAATGAGTTTAGACACTTGCCCCTTGTCATAGAACCCAGTCATTGCGTTCTGTATCAAATCTGATTTTGTACGCTCAATATCCTCAGTCCCTGCAAAGAGATGATTCTCTAGGTACAGCCCTCCTTTTGGTTGGAAGTTAAAGTTCTTTATGCTGATGTTGGAGAGTTCTGATGAATATTCGGGGTCACTCTGTACGGTATATTCCAAAAAAGCGCGACCATTCATAATCGCGTGCTTACGTGCCATACGTAACTTACTATCCCACTTGCTCGTGTTCATCGAGTTCATCACCTCTTGATGCCACGCGCCTTTAATCTTCTCTACCTTGAAGAAGTCACTCGCATCACCTTCACTGAAATCAAGTTCTACAGGGGTGTCATACTGCGCATTGATGGTGTCAATCATTCCTGCAAATACAGGGATTGGTACGTTGAAAAGTTGTCGCAATTTCTTGTCTACCTTCCCGTCATAGAGTCTCCAATACTTGTTCAATCTATCAAGTCGTGGCTTTTTAAACTCAGTACACGCCATAATCTGCTGTGTTGCTATAAGCACAGCGCGTTCAGCGAGTTGGTCGTGCGTCATTCGTTTATACTCCGATTCGAGGTTTAAAAGAGAATCCTCAGCCGAGGTTGAGTCGTATATCATGCGTAGAATATACTAAAAGGTCTATTCTTTGTGGCGTAGTACTGATTGATGACACCGTTTACAGAAACCTCTGCCATGATGGTCTACTACCATAAAGGGAATTAAGCATCGTACACACCTTCCCGTTCTATTAGATTTCGGATAGTGTATGTCCCGCACAAACATACAATGTGGGCACGGCATAAATTGTAAAAGCAGTTCTCTTGCGGGAGACTTTTTTATATTCGGAATGAAGAAAACTCCATCACACCGTTCACATGTTTTTTTTATCTGGTGTGGGCGCATCATCACTATTAAGTGGGCTCTGATATGGTGGCTGTTCAAACGATTCCTCGCATCCATTTGGGCACTGTATCCCTCTGTCTGCATCAATGAAGCACTCCTCATCTGCAAAGAGTTGGTGACAGTGTTTGCATCTAAAGAAGTTATCCCTGCTCATTCACAACACTTGCTAGGATTGATAAATCAGTGATGTTGAGTATGCCGTCGTTATTCATATCACCCTTAGAACTGCCAACCAAAGTGAGTATCTGTAAAATAATAATGAGTGCTAGTGCTGATGCTGTAATAATATTTTTCATAACTATTCATCTAATCCCGCTCTTTGATACGCGGGTTGCTGATAACTGCTCTTTAAAACAGTAGCCACCGCCCAATTACGCATTTGGTACGCAATGGCTGCCGAAATTAAGAGGTCAAAGTGCCTCGTTGTAAGTCTAACATCCTCATCCCTATCCATAAGGTCATCACGTGTATAACTTCTGAGTTCTGATATTAAATCTTCATCAGTAAGTTCGAGGTGCCCGTCCTCCACCGCCTTCTTCAAATCAAACAGCATCTTTGGTTTCGTCATTGTATTCGTGTTCCATCCCCAATACTTCGTGCGCGGTGCTATACCTGCACGTGTTTCCTTCTCCTCAGTGAAGTATATATTCTCATAGCCCTGGTGCTTCAAGACTCCGATAGCTATATCAAATTTATTGTTTTCTATAGCGCACACGGGATTACCGTACACTCCACACTCTTTGATAATTTCATACCCGAAGACATCGGGCTTAATGGTGTTGCTTTTAAATGTAGCAACGACACGGTTAGGGATTGTGTGGAAGTCTATAAAAACGGACGTACTATGGTCTAGCCCAACACCTCCTGCAACATCGTGCCCCGATCCGTACCTGTGCGACGGATCATAGTTGTAAAACTGTTTGAACCCTGCCACTTCCCGTAGTGGTTGCTTCGCCTTCTGTCTCTCAAGACATTCACGGTCGAAAAATATATCAAGCCCTGCGCTTGGCTCACACAAATACTCACCCGCAAAGTCATCTGTGTTTGACTTAATGGTGTTTATTTCAGCAACGGTGTACGCATTCCACGTAGGGACACCGTCCTTGATGATAGGAATAATCAATTTGTTCTGTATCTTTTGTACAAGTCTGTGTACATTTCCTCTTTCCGATATATAGTTCCCCAAATAAATACAAGCACCATTTTTTGCTAAACCTGTTCTTGCTTCTTCACAATTATCGAAAATGGCTTGTGTTATGACTGCAGAGCGTAGCGTTGTGCGGTCTTCAAAATCGTCAAAGATTATGAGGTCTGGTCGTGCATCATCCTGAATTTGTCCGCGTTGTGAACTTCCTACAGTACCGGCTAGCATCTTCACCCCAAACGAGGTTGTAAATGAAGACATTGTCTCCTCTCGCTTAGCATCGGTCTTTAAGAATGTATCTTGGTAAAAGGCTCGGATACGAGGGTCAACAAGGAAGTTGTATATGTCAGTAACAAATTGCGTGCTATTCTTCCCATCTCGGGAGAGCATTTTTATAAAACGCCGAAGGTGGCTTGAATCGTTTAATATAACAAAAGCAACAAAAAGTTTTGTACGGGTGGTCTTCGCCCCTCCTCGAAAAACAATATTCAGAAAAGCGTCTATGTCTCCTAAATATGCTTTTGCATTAAGCAAATCCATCTCTTCATGGAATGGAGCATCTGAGAATTTAAAAAAACGTGCAAAGAAAAATCGCCCCCATAATCGAAATTTTAGCGCGACCTTTTCAGGTTTAGTTTTAGAATCAAATCGAAAAACGGCGAGTTGTTGCTCTGGTGCTCCACTGAGCAAAGTATTTTTAATGAACTGTTTGCTTTCTATTTCCATACGTTGGTGTCGCACGATGACATTTTTCACACAAAGTTCTTCCGTTATCTATTGAAAAACGTAGTTCCGGATAATCTGAAAAACGCTTAATATGGTCTGCATTTAATTTACCGCCTACTTTGCAAATAACACACCTAAATGCGTCCCTTTTAAAAACTGATTCACGCCATAACCGATACTCAAGTGAATGTCTTACCAATTGATTCTTAGTACTTACTCCTCCCCTCCATGTGCACCATTTGTCGCCGTGTCTTGCTTCGCTAAGTTTTCTACGTGTTTCTAAAGAACGAGGCTGTCTTTTACCTCGGTGGGATAAGGAAATATTCAATCGTCCTTGTTCAGACATTGGTTTGTATTTACGTCCTTTAAGTGCCTTACTTATTTTTGCTTTATGTTCGTCAGATATTTTTTTACCTTTCTGTACTTCTGAAATTTTACGCCGTGTCTCATCACTACGTTTTAACCCCTTAGAGTACGCAATGCCTTTTATAAATTGTCCTTTTTCATTTCTAGGCATCTTTTAAAATATTATCAAGTGCATTTTCTATCTGTTTTTGTTCTTCAGTACTAAGTAACATAATATGAGCATTAAGTTTCTTCTCTGGTGCATAACTTCCTTTCAATTTGTACGCCATATCTAAACCAGACTTCACTGCATTCACATCAATTTCATCTCCTGTCATTTTATTAAGCAATGCTAAGTGCTTTTCCGCAAGTAAATAATCAGGAAGCGCGTCTTGTATTGCCTTTTGTACCTTTGGGTCATCAAGCAACTGGCTTGCCATTACTCTTGCAGAATTTTCGTTAACTACATCAAAATTTTCTTTGACTGCAAGCGTACCATTTCCAGTCTCTAGGTAGTCTTTAACAAAGCCTTTCCTTTTTTTAGTAAGTACCTTTGCCATATCTATGCACCCAACTCCCCAATCTCCTCCTCATAAATCTCAATCTCTGTCTCCATGCGCAGTATCTCCTGCTCATTGGTCATGATACGATTCTTTACTTCCTGTACACCTTTCTCTAATTCAGTAATACGATTATTAAGTTCCTTACTCGTATCATACTTGTCCTTACCCTTAGTCCCCTCAGCCTCTGCAAGGTCAGCCTTCACCTCATTCATACGCTCAGTTACCTTCTCAAGCAGTCCACGGTCAACCATGAGTGTGTGCTCAATAATATCAATACTCTGCTTCAATCCATTCACCTTCTCCTTGATTGCAATAATCTTCTGTGAGTTATTGAGTGGTTCCCCATCCTCATACGGAATACATATCTCTCCATTCGACACAAAAATAGATGCACCTTGTGCAAGTCGATACTGTGAGAGTAATGCGTTGATACCTTCTGAGTCTGAAAATTTAAATGATTGTACTTTCAACATAGGTTTTTATAAAAAGTTAATACCAAAATTATACCACCTCCCCAGTGATGTGCAAAGGGTGGGGTGGGGACTACTCAGCAATGTGAGGATACGAATACACTA